ACAAAACTACTTGATGTTAAATGGCAAGTAGGAAAATCAGGTGCAGTTTCTCCAGTAGCAATACTAGAACCCTGTATAATAGGAGAAGCAACAGTTTCACGAGCAACCTTACATAACATGGCTATTATCGAAGCATTAGACTTAGAAATAGGATGTATGGTTGAAGTAATAAGAGCGGGGGAGATTATTCCCCAAATAGTAGCAAGAGCAGATTAATGGGCAAGATTAGACAATGGTTAATAGATTGGTTTGATAGACAAATAGAAAAGTCTATGCAAAGACAAGCAAATAAATTGTTTGACAAGTCAAAAATCAAGTACAGAGATGGAGATAACACATGAACGATTTTACAATATATTCAGAGTACTCACAAGATGATAGATATGCACAAGTAGTAAAAAGTAATACTACTCAAGCATGGGGAGTCTATCTTTTAGATAAACAGTCTAAAAGTAATGGCTTTCTTATGTGGCATCCTACAAAAAGCGAGTTCTGGTGCGAAGATATTGCAGAGAACTTCTGTCAAGGTATGATAGAGCAGGACGGTTCAGTTCTGTGAGTGATAAGTGGCACGGAGGAAAAGGCTCAAAAAGAAGACCCGAAGATGCAGATAAATTTTCTAGCAACTGGGATATAATTTTTGGCAAAGCAAAAAGAAAAAATCCAATGCCTGCGAATCCTTGTGGAGAGTGCTTATATTATTCTAAGTTAGAAAATATAACAGAAACTCTTTCAGAAGGTTGGTGCAGAGTAACATCACCAGCGGGTATGGTTTTATCTGAGGAGACATGTGAAAAATGGAAACCGAAGGACTAAGAGAGAAAATACAGAATAGATTAGATCAAATAGAGATGCTAATGCATAAGGATTATCATTTAAAAAATCCCGAAGAAGTGATGCTACAGACTCTCAACGTAAGTAAGTTTTGGTCTATACTTTCCGAAGAAGATAGAGATTTTATCCAAGGGGTACAAGCATCTATTGAAGAAGGTTGGAGTTGGAAAGAATGAGTGGAGTATATAACCAAACATATTTTGACAATCGACCTCTTGAACAGGAAAGAGAGGGCGTATTGTACGGAGTTATTTTAGTAAATAAAAATACCTATGTGCGAGAGTGTATAAAAGTAGGGATTGCTAGTGGGAAAGACTGGAGACATGTCATAAAAAGAAGCCGAGGTTTTACAGGTTATGACTTACGTATTCAGCGTACCTACCATGACACCATTTATAATTGCTGGAAAAAAGAGCAGGAGCTTCACGAAAAGTTCAAAGACGATCAGTATGCTCCCACTCAAAAGTTTGGTGGGCATACAGAGTGTTTCAAAATTTCTTCCCTGATTCTTAGGGACTTCCCAAAAAATAAATCTTGACAAAGATCTCTGTCTCTGATATAATATACTTATATTTTGGGAGAAAGACAAATTGACAGAAATTACACCGCCAACGAATTGTCCAGCTTGTAACAGCAAGTTGGAGCTTGTTAACGATCAACTATTTTGTCGTAATCGTCTTTGTCCTGCACAATCTGCAAAGCGTATTGAACACTTTGCAAAGATATTAAAAATCAAAGGACTTGGCCCGTCTACTATAGATAGGTTAGGTCTAGAAGATTATCATGATATCTACTCTATAACCCAAGAGGAGATATCATCTTTATTGGATTCGGAAAAATTGGGAGTCAAACTCTTTCAAGAAATACAAAAATCAAAGAGTAATGACCTAACAGTTTTACTACCCGCTTTTTCGATACCGCTGATTGGCTCAAGTGCTACTCAAAAATTAGTAAAGCACATCTCATCAATACATGAGATAACCCCAGAGATATGTACCGTAGCAGGTCTGGGTCAGAAAGCGGCGTCGAACCTTAATGACTGGTTAGATAATACCTTTAACGAAGAAGAATATTACGAATTACCTTTCTCTTTTAGTTGTACAAAACAAAAAGTCAGTACTACTAGTGTTAAGGGAACAGTTTGTATATCAGGAAAGTTGAAAAGCTATCCTACAAAAGCAGCCGCCAAACAACTATTAGAAGAAAACGGCTACGCAGTAAAGGATACTTTAACTAAAGGTGTCACCATACTAGTCAACGAAAGTGGTATAGCAAGTGCTAAAACCAATAAGGCAGAAACAATGGGTATAGAAATAATAACAAATATTAAAACATTATTAGGAGAATTATAATGGCATTACCAAAATGGACAGATGAAAGAACTTCAGAATTAACTTCTTTCGTGGGAACTGAGAGCCCAATATCTCAAGCTACTGTTGCTTCAGCGGCAGAGCAGTTAGAAACATCTACAAGATCAGTTTCTAGCAAACTAAGAAAGATGGGATTTGACGTAGAACTAGCTTCTGCTTCAGCAACTAAGTCTTTCTCAGATGAGCAAGAATCAACTCTTGCAACTTTTGTTGCAGACAACACTGGTTCTTACACTTATGCAGAAATTGCATCACACTTTGAAGGCGGAGCTTTTTCAGCTAAGTCAATCCAAGGAAAGATTCTTTCTATGGAACTTACAGAGCATGTAAAACCTGCACCTAAAGTAGAAACAGTAAGAACTTATACTCCTGAAGAAGAAGTAACTTTTGTTGAAATGGTTAACGGTGGATCTTTCGTAGAAGAAATCGCTGACGCATTAGGCAAATCAGTAAATTCAATCAGAGGTAAAGCTCTTTCTTTACTAAGAAGCGGCGACATTAACGCTATTCCAAAACAGAAAGAAACTAAAGGCTCAAACAAAGCTGACGTTCTAGCAGATATAGACATCGAAGGTTTAACTGTAGATGACATCGCGGATCAAATCGGCAAAACAGTAAGAGGCGTTAAAACAATGTTGACTAGAAGAGGTCTACAATGTGCTGATTACAACGGAGCAGCTAAAAAAGATATCGGTTAATATCGTACTAATTTAGTTAGTTAGCGAGGGGTTTCTTCCCCTCGCTGTTTTTATATATACTTGGGAGAGTTATTTTGAATATTGCGAGTGCGTTACTTAAGCAGATTATAGTACAGAAAGATTTAGACACTTGGTCAAAGCTCAAGGAACATTACCTACCTGGTGATTACCAATCCGTATTCAAGATACTTGACAAGCATATAGAAAATTACCAAGACCTTCCCCAATTCGAAGATCTCCAATACGAAGTGCGAGATCGAAAACTACAAGAAAAAATATTTGCAATCGAATCAGTAGATGTCGAGATAGACGCGTGGCTGTTACTTGACTATCTGAAAAATGAATATGCACAAATAGAAATTCTAGATGAATTGGATAAGTACGTTGACAATACAGTAGCGATGGCGTCAGCAGAGGAGAACATAGAACAGTTACAAGAAATAGTTCTAAGGGTAAGTGACAAGGTAGATGTCAAACCACCCGAAGAGAGTATGCAACGAATTAGTTTATTTGATAATGACAAAGAACTATCGAAGTACTTACCTTTAGGACTCAATAGTGATTACGATTCACAAATACAGTTCTCTCCCAAAGACTTGGTGTTAGTAGGAGGACGACGTGGTGCAGGTAAGTCTGTAACATGTTGTAACCTTGCTGCAAATGTTTATGAGTCTGGTAAGAGTGCAATTTACTTTACCATAGAGATGGATAGCCGATCTATTCTGCAAAGAATATGTTCAGTAGCAACTCGAATACCTTTGAAAAGATTGCGTAGTAAAATGCTTTCTAAAGAAGAGTGGTCGAATGTAGCTGGTTGGTGGGCAGGACGTTTTGATGGTGGACATGATCTCTTACCTGAGTTTGAGAAAACAGGTGACTTTGATGATTTTCATACAAAGTTAACAAGACTTGACCTACATAAAGATAGACAACTAGAAGTAATCTATGATCCAGCTCTTACTTTATCCAAAATACAAAGTGAACTAGATAAATTATCGAGTCAGCTTGATATAGGAGTAGTAATAGTGGACTATCTAAACCAGGTTAAAAGACATAATGCACCAAGTCGCTCTGGTCAATACGATTGGACAGAACAGATAGAAGTAAGTAAGAAAATGAAGCTTTATGCACAGGAGTATGAGACTATGTTCTTTGCTCCGTATCAAACAGACTCCACTGGAGAAGCTAGATTTGCAAAGGGTATTCTTGATGCGGCAGATGCGGCTTACTCCTTAGAGACTTGGGAGCAAGATGATGAATGTATGACATTCAACTGTGTTAAGATGAGAAGTAATGAAATGAAGAGTTTTAGTAGTGTTGTTGACTGGGAAACACTTAAAATCGGACCTCAGTCCCAAACAAATCCAAAAGAGAGAGAAGCAATGGAAAACAGTATGAAAACAGGCGAGGACGTAGACGACTTATGATCTTATATACAGAAGCACAATTAAAACAAGCGTATGGAAACTATTGCAGGAAACTACCTTTAATAGTACCATTACCTTCTCTAGAAGAGTTTAGAGAAATATTTGAAGATGGACTACAGTTAAATGAAATCGAAGAGTGGTTAAATGATAGCAAGTAAGAATTTCCCCAGGAATATTATGCCTCAAATAAGAAAAGGCGACTTACTTAACTCTCCCTTTGAGTTTGAAAAAAGCAAAGCACTAGTAACAACTATAATGCCAGTACAAACTCAAAGAGTAGAAGGACTACATGTTAGAGCTAAGGAAGGCTTTACTACAGGTAGTATAAGACCTATTATAATTGATAAGAATAATTATATTGTAAACGGTCATCATAGATATGATATAGCAAAGGAACTAGGCCTAACAAAAGTAAAGGTTCTAAAAGTCCAAGCAACTATAGAAGAACTAATAGAATATTATTACGGAAAAAAGAATGACAGTTGAAGAACTATTACAAGAGCGAAAAATAACATATAAGTTATCTCCAGCAGATTGTATAGTTTCATGTCTAAATCCTGAGCATGATGATAGTAATCCTAGTATGAGGATTGACAGAATAACAGGAGTATATAATTGTTTTTCTTGTGGTTACAAGGGAAACATATTTGTTCACTTTGATGCGCCTTCTAACCCTTTGGATATTAGAAGAGAGAAGATGAGAAGAAAGATAGAGGAAAAGAGATCATCTTCCGTAGGGCTGAAAATGCCTAATAATTTTATGCCGTATGTTGGTAATTGGAGAGAAATAACTCCAGAGACGTATAAAAAGTTTGATGCTTTTATACATCCCGATAAACCATTTACAGGCAGAATCTCTTTCCCAATTAAGGACTTGACAGGAAAAATAGTAGCTTTTAATTGTAGGACTCAATCACCTACAGATATACCAAAATATATTATACATCCCCCAAAAGCAGTACTTCCACTATTTCCTGCTCAAGTCCGCCCCATTAAAGGTAGAGTAATACTAGTTGAAGGAATCTTTGACGCATTAAATCTACATGACAAGGGGTTAGAAAATGCTGTTTGTTGTTTTGGTACAAGAAACATAGACATAGAGAAGTTAAAACTATTAAAAATGACAGGGGTAACTGGTATAGATTTATTATTTGATCCCGACGATGCGGGACAAGAAGCTGTAGGTAGAGTGATTGAGATGTGTGATATAGCAGAGATACTACACAAAAATATAAAACTACCAAGAGCATTAGGGGATGCAGGGGCATTAACAAGAAACAAAGTAAAAGAACTAAAGGAGAATTTATATGGCTAAAGTAGCACTAATAGAAAGCAAGCCCAGCCGACAAGATTATGTAAGATTATTTGGAAATGAGTTCCAATTTGAGAGGCTTGCCTTATGTTCAGATCCAACCATAAAGAAAGTACTAAAACGAGACGTAGATCTAGAGATAAACGTGGATGATTATGACTGGCTTATACTTGTGGGATCAGAATGTTTAAAATATTTTACAAAACAAAACTCAGTAACAGAATATAGCGGTAGAGTCGTTGATGATAAATTTCTACCCGTAATAAACCCAGCTATGCTTACGTTTAAACCGGAAGCTAAAAAGACTTGGGAAGAATCATCAAGTAATATTACGAAATATATTAAAGGAGAACTTAAACAACAGAAACTACAAGACGATAAAGTCTATGGAATCACAGACACGAAAGAACTCATAGAGTTCCTTCACAAAGCTTTAGAAGCTCCCTATGATTTTATAGGACTTGACTCTGAGACTACAGGATTATATCCTAGAGATGGTTATATGTTAGGTTTAAGTCTTTCATATGAGCCAGAACATGGCGCATATATCGATACAGACTGCGTCGATGAAGAAGCAGAGAAACTATTACAAAAGTTATTTAATAACAAGAGAGTAGTTTTTCATAACGCAAAATTCGACTTAGCCTTCTTTGAGTACCATTTTGGATTTGACTTTCCAAATTTTGAAGATACAATGTTACTTCATTATATGCTGGATGAGAATCCTGGCACACATGGTCTAAAACAACTCTCCCTAAAATACACTCCATATGGCGATTATGAAAAAGCCATGTACGAGTGGGTAGACGATTACTGCCGAAGAAACGGGATACTCAAAGGAAGTTTCACTTGGGATATGATTCCATTTGAAGTAATGAAATATTATGCTGCAATGGATGCAGTCTGTACATTCCTTCTTTTTCAGAAGTTCAACACCGCACTAGTAAAGAATGATAGACTTTATGGAGTCTACAGAGACATACTACTAAAAGGAACAAGATTCTTGACAGATATTCAAGACAACGGTGTGCCTTTTGATAAAGATAGACTAGAAAAATCCACAGTGCTTATGCAATATGAGATTGATAAAGCTATCAAAAACTTATACGAATTTACAGAGATAAAAACATTCGAAGCAGCACAAGGAAAAGATTTCAATCCAAATAGTACAATGCAACTAAGAGCATTATTATTTGACTATTTGGGACTACAACCAACAGGAAAGAAAACCGGCACGGGTGCGGACAGCACTGATGCGGAAGTACTAGGTCAATTGGCTGAAGAACATCCAGTACCGCAGTTAGTACTTGATATAAGACAAAAAGTTAAAATCAAGAGTACATATCTTGACAAAATTTACCCACAACTTGACAGAGACAGCAGACTTCGCACAGGTTTCAATCTACATGGCACGACTTCAGGAAGACTTTCTTCAAGTGGTAAAATGAATATGCAACAAATACCGAGAGACAATCCAATTGTAAAAGGATGTATAAGAGCTGCAGAAGGCAACAAGATAGTTGCAATGGACTTAACAACAGCTGAGGTATATTGTGCGGCTGTGCTTGCAAACGATAAGAATCTCATGGGAGTATTCCAAAGCGGTGGAAACTTTCACAGTAACATTGCGAAGTTAGTTTTCGACTTACCTTGTGATGTTGATGAAGTTGCTACACAATACAGTACTCAAAGACAGATGGCAAAAGCTGTAACCTTTGGTATTATGTACGGTGCAGGGCCGAAAAAGATCAGTGAACAAGTTACCAAAGATAGTGGCAAATACTTTAGTATGAATGAAGCAAGTGCTGTTATTAAAGATTACTTCGAACAGTTTGCAGGACTTAAGCAGTGGTTAGACGACCAGAAAAGATTTATACAAGATAATGGTTTCATTTATAGTCATTTCGGAAGAAAAAGAAGATTACCAAATGTATTCTCCTCTGATAAAGGTATTGCATCACACGAAGTAAGATCGGGTATTAATTTTCTAGTACAGTCGATCGCTTCTGATGTTAACCTTCTTGGAGCTATAGATGCTCATCAAGAGATAAAAGATCTAGGCTTACAAGAAGATATGAGAATATTTGCTCTTGTACATGACTCAGTTCTTGCAGAAGTAAAAGAAGAATATGTAGACCAGTACTCAGCTATACTACTTAAAGCTATACAAAAAGACAGAGGATTAAATATCCCTAACTGTCCAATTGGATGTGACTTTGAAGTAGGAGAAGATTATTCAATGGGTAAATTCGCTAGTAAGTATGAAAATATCTGATGTTAGATTTCCAATTTATGTCGTACATACCGATGATATTATAAATCGGGACGGCATACTTTGGTGTGAAGGATCAGTAATAGATGACACGAATGTAAAAGGCTCTAGTATAGGTGAGCGAAGATTAAAAACTCCTATGAAAAATTTATATAGTTTGAGACTCATGTTAGACAACTTTGTCGACATGTCAAAGCACAGAGGTAAGTTCTATGTAGACTCAAATGGTAAATTTTTTATATATGAGAAAAGTATAACAGCAAAATTAAAATATCACAAGATAAAAAGAATAGTACCAAAGGGAGTAGCAAGCCTACTACACCTTCATGGAGTTGATACACCGTTTGAAATAAAGAGATTACCTTCAAACTTTGAACAGTACGCAGGAGTATTATACATAAGAAATATTCCTAGTTATTTATATGAGTTGAGTACAAATAAGAAAAAAGATACTTGGAGAAAAGTATGAAAATAAGTGTAGAAATAGACACAGAAAAAGAACAAGATTTAGAAACAATAAGAGAACTAGTAGAAATACTAAAGGAGATCTTATCATGATTAAAAAATTATGGAGATTATGGGCAAAGTCTCTAGGTGAGAAAGTAGGAGTATCTGACAAGGATGCAAATAGAATAGCTATGCTAAGAAGTGTAATAGTATGGGTTAATTTTATTACCTGTTTTTTCATTATTGCAAATACGTTAAGGCATTGGTAGAATGAAGGCCGTATTGAGTAACAGAATATTTATGGAAGTAACAGATGCTTACCAGTTGCAACTCGACGAAGAGTTAACATATTCAATACCGCCAAGACGTCCAACAGATCCGCCTATCATTATAAAGAATATGGCAATAATTCGAAAAGGTTTAGTTACTATACCTATCGGAAGAACGGATTTGATACCAAGCGATTACGTTATAGTAGACAAACGAGTTAATAAACCAATCGAAGGTTTTGACTTTCAGTTTACTTTACGAGATTCCCAGCAGTCGGTATATGACGACATCCAAGGCAGTGCTATAATTAACGCTTGGGTCAGTTGGGGAAAGACATTTACAGCTTTAGCTATCGCAAATAAGCTAAAACAGAAAACGCTTATAGTAACACATACGTTAGCGTTACGATCACAGTGGGAAAAAGAAGTAGAAAAAGTCTTCGGGGTCTCAGCGGGTGTGATTGGATCAGGCAAGTTTGAAATGGATAAGGATATTGTCGTGGGGAATGTACAAACTTTGTACAGAAATCAGGATAAAATCGCAAACGAGTTCGGTACTATTATTCTTGATGAGATGCATCATGTTAGTAGTCCAACTTTTACACGAATTATCGACTCAAGCAAGGCTACAAATAAAATCGGACTTACAGGTACGATGCAAAGAAAAGATGGTAGACATGTGGTTTTCAGAGATTACTTTAGTAATACAGTATATAAACCACCAAGAGAAAACTACCTTACACCTAGAGTAGAGGTTATAAAATCTGGCATACGCTTCTTAGATGGAGCAAACGTTGCCTGGGCTACTCGAATAAATGCTCTTGCATATGATTGGGAATACCAAAACATATGTGGAGTACTAGCGGCAGGTTATGCTGCAAAAGGACACAAAGTATTAGTTGTCTCTGATAGAGTTGAGTTTCTGAAAAGAGCCGCTCAATTGGTAGGTGACAATGCAGTTTGTGTAACTGGAGATGTCTCACACGAGGAACGACCAGCACTAATGAAACAAGTATTTGAAGACAAGGATGTACTCTTTGGAACTCAAAGTATATTTTCAGAAGGCATATCTTTAGATTGTCTAAGCTGTCTCGTATTGGCAACCCCAGTAAACAACGAACCCCTACTAACACAGCTTATTGGTAGAATAATAAGGCTATATGAGGGTAAACCGCAACCAGTAATTGTGGACATACACTTAGAAGGTCGAACAGCAAGAAAGCAGGCAAATGCGAGAATGGGGTACTATATGAAACAAGGCTATGAAGTTAATACAATATAGCATAGAAAAATATTTCTTGACATGGAGTTAAATTTTTGATATAATATGTTATTCTATAATTGGAAAAAGATACAAAAAGAGACCAAGGGATCTGTAAAAGATATCCTTACGGTGCTTCACATTTTAACATATAAAATGCCTCCAGTTAATAGGAACGATAGAATATTCAAATATTGGCAAAAAAGTTTTCATGGACATAGCTTCCTTGTAAACCCAGAAGCCTTGTTTATTCAAAGAAACCGATATTCAGATAGCGAGATTGCACAGTATGCAGGTATCGCATCCTTACGCAACTATTATGAATATCAAAAAACGAAAGATACCACACTAGACCTCTTCTTCTATGATGGAAGTGAGGACATAATAAAAAGAAACAGACTACTCTGGATTGAAGATGATTGTATTCATTTTAAGTTCGAAGAAGTCACATTAGGAGAACTAACATGGCATTGAGTTTTAATCAAGCTAAGGGCGAAGCCCAAAAAAGTAAAATCGATAGCTACACATATGTAGAAGGCGATAATAAAGTAAGACTAGTTGGAGACATATTACCAAGATATGTTTACTGGCTAAAAGGTGAAAACGGCAAGAATTTACCATTCGAATGTCTGTCATTCGACAGAAACACAGAATCCTTTAACAACGTAGAGAAAGATTGGGTGAGAGAATACCATCCAGAGCTGAAATGCGGTTGGAGTTATGCAATACAGTGCATACACGAAGGCAAAGTAAAAGTGCTAAACTTAAAGAAGAAACTATTAGAGCAAGTTATGGTTGCTGCTGAAGATCTTGGAGATCCAACTGATGTTACAACTGGTTGGGATGTATGCTTCAAGAGAGTTAAAACAGGCCCAATGGCTTATAATGTTGAGTATCAATTACAAGCATTAAAATGTAAGCCAAGACCTTTAACAGAAAGCGAATCTGAACTAATAACAGAACTTAAGTCTATGGATGAAGTCTTAACAAGACCTACACCAGACGCTCAAAAAGAACTTCTTGATAGACTAAGAGAAGGTGCGGCTAACTCCAAACCAGACGAGTCTATTAGCGACGAATTTGACATTAGTTAAGGAA